TAAATCTAATGTATGTTTTCCTACGTCTCCTTTTTTAAATTTTAGATGTATATTTTTTACATTTGGATTTACTGTTTTTTCAATATCTTCAACTTTTCCTTCTTTTTCTTCTTTTTTCTCTTTTTTCTCTTTGATAGGTGGTGCTGGTGGTGGAGGTGCTGATATAGGTGGTGCTTGTGGGGGTTCTGTTTGGGATGGTGTTTCTTCTAATTCTTGTAAGACTTCTGTTTTTTTTGGTTTAACTTTCTTAATTTTTATAGTTTTAGGTTTTTCTTTATATAATGCTGATAGTGATGTAGGTTGTTGATTAAACCATTTAGAACTTATAATATTATCTATAATTTGTTGTTTTTTCATATTTGTAATTCCTTTAAAAATTTTATGTTTTTTTACAAGTTTTCGTAATTCTTTTACACTCATATTTCTTAAAACACGACCAGTAATTAAACCAGAACTTCTTGTTTGTTGTTCCCTTTCTTTTAATCGTTGTTTAAGTTTTGCAATATCTTCCCTTAATTGTTGTGCTGATGACATATTATATAATTAAACAATAATAAAATATTTATGAAAAATTTCTTTAATATAAGGGAAAATCAAAATATAATAATAAAACAGATAAAAACAGAACATTATGGTAAATTATCAAAACTCAAAAATTTATAAAATATGCTCTTATAATACTGATGATATTTATATTGGTTCAACTACTCAAAAATTATGTAAAAGATTGAGAGAACATAAAGAAAGATATAATAAATTTATAAAAACTGGTGAAAGATATATTTCGTCTTGTGAAGTTTTAAAACATGGTAATTATTATATAGAATTAATTGAAGAATGTCCATGTGATAATAGAGAACAACTCCATAGAACCGAAGGTGAATATATTAGAAAAATTGATTGTGTAAATAAAATTATCGCTGGAAGAACTCAAAAAGAATGGAGAGAAGATAATAAAGAAAAAATTAAAGAAACAAAAAAAAAATATTATGAAGAAAATAAAGAAGAAATAGCATTACAAGGTAAAAAATATAGAGAGAATAATAAAGAAGAAATAGCATTACGAGGTAAAAAATATTATGAAGAAAATAAAGAAGAAATAGCATTTCGAGGTAAAAAATATCGCGAGAATAATAAAGAAAAAATTAAAGAGGCAAAGAAAAAATATTACGGGAATAACAAAGAAAAATTAAAGGATTTAAAAATGGAAAACATTTATGTGAATGCGGTGTAAAATATAAACAAAAAAATAAAAAAAGGCACGAAAGGTCAAAGGGGCATATAAATAAATTACTTTCCCTTTAATATCTTCTCCTTGGTGGAGAAGGGGGTGGCCGAGAGGGTATGGGCGGTGGTTTCCCTTTTTTCTGTAAAGCTTTCGGTAGTGATTTTGGTATGGGCGGTGGTTTTCCTTTTTTCTGTAAAGCTTTTGGTAGTGTTGTTGGTAGAGGTGGTCTTTTTCCTTGTTTTAATAAATCAATGGTTTTATTTGTATTTCTAACATATTTTATCATGCCTTGTTGTAATCCTATTGATGCTACATCCGCGTTTGAGTCTTCTAAATTAAATATTCCTTCTGTTGTTGAATATTCTATTTTATGTTTTTTTAAAAACTTTTCATATTGACTAAAAAGACTTCCAAATTTTTTCATCATTTTTATTTGACCTCTTCCTAATTCTGCATTTGTCGCATTTTTATTTTTTATAAGTTTATCCATTTTTTTTTTAAGTTTTTCCCATGATGTATTTATTTTTACTAAAAATTTCATAATTTTTAATTCTTCCTTTTCTTTTGGTGTTTTTATCTGTAATTCTTCCCCTTTTCTAACTCTAACCTCTTTGCGTTCTTGTTGCTTTGCTTCCTTTGGTGTATCAACAACAAAAACATCTTGAACTTTATTATCGTATAGTTTTGCTGGAATGTCTTCTGCTATTAGAGGTGTATTTGGGTCTATAAAAATATCTTCATCAATTTCTAATAAATTATTATCGTCAAACATATCTTTTTCTTCTTTTACTAAAATAATGTATAAAAAGTCAGTTAATTTTAACCGTTTCATAATTGCTTCTTTTGCTTTTTTAACTGCTTTACTACCTTTCCATTTTATCGTGGTTTTGTTAATGCTGTGATTTTTATCCTTAATCCATTTATTAAAACTTTTAAATGGTTCCTTATCATTATTAAGAGATGCTTGCGATGTAAGTGCTATAAGTCTTCCTCCAACATCTAACATGCCGAATGCTCTTTTTACAAAATCAACATCCCAAACATCTCGCTTAAATAAATTTGGAAAATTTGTTCTTCTTAGATGAAAAGGCGGATTCATTAAAACATAATCATATTTTTTTGGTGGGACAAATTTCAAAAAGTTTCCCTCATTCATTAACCTAAAATTATCAGTTTTAGTATATTCTTTTAAAATTTCTCTATTTTCTTGCTTGAATTCAACAGCATCTATTAAATAGAATTGCTTACCTTCTCCCATCCTTTCTAATAATGGTTCAATTAAAGCACCATTGCCCGCCGTTGGTTCTAATATTTTCAAATTATCACGTTTATCCCCTTCTAATCCTACTTTTTTAATCATTTCTCGTGCTACATCTGGCGGTGTAAAATATTCTTGAAATCCCGCAAGTAATTGCTTTTCTAATGCTTTTTTTTTCTTATCGCTTGCTTCTTGTAATGTTTTAGTTAAATTTTCTTGTAATGCATCGCCATTTTTTTGAACTCTTCTCGCAAAAGAAGCAATACCTTCGCTAAATAATTGTTTCCTTATAGCGTCGTTTTCTGCTGGTGTAATTTCTCGCCCCTTTTGTTCTTGTAATTCATTAACTTTAATCATGTATTTTTGTTCTAATGGTGATATGCATTTTTCAATAGTATCTGTTTCAGTATCTAAAATTCCTACAAAATTATTAATAACTATTTGTTTTGCTTTACTTCTAACAAGCATATATAAATCCACTGCTGGTTTTCTCTGTGATAATTTTAAAGTTTCTGCTTGTTTTTTCTCAACTGCGAGTCTATCATGTTGAACTTTCGCCCACGCCTTCCTCCTATCTTTCATTTTCAATTTCATAACCTCTTGGACTGACATACTTTCATCTTTTTTAATATAATTATCAATAGTTTTATCTTGCAACATAATTGACCTTTCTGTAATTTTATTATGTTTAATATTGAATTTTCTATCAGTTGTTTTTTTATAAAGTTCATTAATTTGAAGAAATTTTTCTAATAAAATATCCCATTGTGGTTTCTTAAATTGCCCTATCATATTTTCTATAATTGGTTTGTCAGTTGGTTTAACAATAACCATTCTATAAATATTTACGTGTTGTTGGTCTTTTGGTAAATGTGTATGACTTCTATACCTAACCGCACGTGCTACAATTTGTTGAATAGCACTTTCATTCCACGCACCATCCATTAAAACCATAGCATTAGTTCCTATTAAATCAACACCTTCCGCCGATGCTTTCGTAATCAATAAAATATTTACGTTATATTCTTCTGGGTCATCTGGGTCTATTCCTATTTTTCTTACTTTTTTTCTATATCCTTCGTCATCTGGGACGAAATGATTAAATCTATTTTTTGATATTTCTTTACCAACTGCATTTTGTCTGCCAGTAATTTCAGCATAAGACATGTTAATTTCATCTAATCTATTTTTCAATAATAAAATACCATTTTCTAAATAAGTTGTATAAATTACAATTTTTTGATTTGGTTTTATTAAATCCATTACAAAATTTACTTTTGAATTATTAACACTTCTAAAAGCATTACTAATTCTTCTTACTCCATTAAAAAACGCTGTTTCACTTGCTTTGTCACTATTTTCTAATTTATAATATTGTTCTAAAAATTCTTTATCCATATAAATTGGAACTAAACTTTCTCTTTTTTCTGGAAAATCGCTACTAACTGGTAAAGCAAATTTAGAAATAAGACATTGAAAATAATCCTTCCTTTGATTTTTAGAAGATGTAATATTATAAAATGTGCTTTCGTCCAATGGGTCAATACCCTTTGTCATTGCTATTAAATTTTCTAAATCATATAAAACATTAATAAAAGGTGTAGCAGTTAAAAGCAATACTTTTTTTGCTTTTTTAGCACAATGTTCTAATATTTTATAACCTTTTTTATTTGTTTTTGCACCAATATCAGTCATTTCAACTTCACCGCTTTCAGTTTGAACTGGTTTCCCTTCTAATTGTATAAAGGTTCTAAAATTATGTGCCTCGTCTATTATCATTAGTGCTCCGTCGCAATCTACACCGTGTCTAAAATATCTATCATATGTATAAAATTTATACCTATTATCACGAATATCTAACCCATACTGAACCATACCAAATATAAAATTTTGTAATGTAGCAGATGGAGTAATAACGAATACTTTTTGGTTAGGATTATATCTTAAAAATGCAGATGAAGTAGCAACAGCAGTAAGAGTTTTACCAGTTCCCGTTCCATGAAAAAGAATGGCACCACGAGCATCACTATTTATAAATTTCATTAAAAACCCTTTTTGATGTGGTTGTAATTTTATAGTGTCTTCTTTGTCTGTTTTTGGATTGTAAAAAGTCCCTTTTGCTGTTGTTATATCTACTACATCTTTTTTCTCTTCTTCTTCTAAAAATTCTTCTTGTTCTTTTTCATCATATTGTTTTTTACCACCACTATAAAGTGCTATTGGATTTTTTGCTTTTGGTTGCCTTTTCACTTTTAATTTTACATTTTCTTGTTTAATTCTTTCATTTTCTTTTTTCAAAATTTCATTTTGCTTAATAATTTCTTGAATTTCTTCCATTGATAATGCTCCACTCATTTTTGTATATATTAATAGTGTATAAAAAATTTATTCAATATGTCTCGCAGATATTGAAACAAAATTAGTAACAACATTAAAATCAACAGAAGGACTTACTGCACTTAATCTAATAGATACAATACCACCAACATCCATATAAACAGTAGCAGAAGCATTTAATTCATGAGAACTGCTCGTTAGTGCTAAATTAGTAGTTCCCATAGTTGAAAGTTGAATTCTTCCAACTTTCCCTACTGGCATCATCATTCTTATTGCGTCAGCACTACCAGAAACAACTGCAACTTTTACACATAAATTTATTTCGTATAATCCTTCTTGCAAAATATTAAAACCAGCAAAATTTAATGAAAAATATTCAACGTTATAATTTTCTTCTGCGAAAGGAAGCGTTTGTGAAACATTCACGGATGCTGGAAATGCTGGTATATTTTCTGCTGGACCATTTGCATTTGATGCTGGGTCACTTGAACGAACTGCTTTTTTATCAGCACTCGGAGGGGTGGGAGTTGGGTTTTTAACTTCTAATGTTTCGCATACCATATTATTACATGTGACATCATTGCAACCGATATTCATCCATTCTTTAATACTCAATGTTGTAAATTTATTCAACGACATCGTTTTATATAATAAGTAAATATATTTTTTTGAAAAAAAAAAAATATCTATATTATATATAAATCTTATAAAATGACAACTGACGAAGAAACCGAGGAACAAAGATTAACAAGAGTAAAAGAAACTTTAATGCGTCGCTTGAATGAATATGATTTTAGAGACGATGGAACATTAAACGATTTAGAATATGACGATTATGAGGAATATGAGGAAAAACAACCACCACTACACCATAAAGAAGAAAAACAAGAATTAGAAGGAACAATAACAGAACAACCAATAGAAGAACAACCGATAGAAGAACAGCAAACCGAAAAGGAACAACTGGACGAATATGAAGAAGATGAAAAACGAGTAGAGGATATTTTTAAATATAAATATTTTTATGATGATGTTAAGGAATTAGACCAATATTTAGAAAGTAGTGAAGATGAAGAAGAAGACGATGA